TTAGTGAAACTCACTGAGGCTACGGCAAGGGTTCCGATGGATGACATGATGACCGGAGCTGCGTCCAATGTGCACGTCGTAATGGTGTATTCAGGGTTGCTCGGGCCTTCGGTTGTGCCAGAAGGGGAGACAACGATTGTGCATGAACCCGCTGCGACGATTGCTGCAAGAAGGGTTTCGATTTCTCCGACGCCGTATGAAAGATAGAGGTCAAGGTTAACTGCCACCGATTGGAGGCCTTTTGTTGCCTGTCGACCTGTATCTGATAGCGATGTGCTTTCAAGGAGCTCGTAGCCCACCATTACTTCACATTTAGAAAGTTGATCGCTGACGTCAATTACTGATCCGCCAGTTGGGGTGATGTTACAGGTGGCTCCAGAAAGGAATGTGCTTGTTGCCATTGGTGGCTCCTTAGTTTCTCTTCACGGCGATTGCCACCGTGAGGTCGTATGTGGGTATGTCTTGCCCGCCGTAGTTTGCATTGCCTGGACGGGCGTCTGTAACTGCGATGGGCGAGTTCATTATTGTGTCGACAGTTGAGAGCAAATAGTCTCCGCTGTCTTGGTTTCCAGGTGGTGCTGCAAGGATGCGGACTGGAATGCGAAAGTCGCCCACGTTGTAAGTGAACGAAGTCATGACAGGAAGTTCAATCATGACGGACATTGGTCGCGCGTTGCGCGGGTCTGTGACTGGCTTCAGGCCAAGAGCGGTAAGTTGTGTTTTGATTGCGTTGACTGCGTCGACGAGGATTCCTGTTGCAGCCATTACGCGACCTGTGGTCTTCCGCAGCCGATGAGAGCCATGATGCGTCCCATTGTTGAGGGGATGGGGATTGAAGACATTGCGTCAAATGAGGCAAAGGAATCTGCTGATCCGCGCTCACGATAGAGAGTTGCTGCATACATAATTGTGCCAAGTTTGACGTCGGCACCTGGCACCGTGGATTGCGAATCGGTGTATCCCGCTTCGCGACGCTTGCGGAAGATGTAGTTGTTGGCAGCGTTGACGCAGACAGTAATGAAGGCTGTGTCGTTAGCGGTTGCAACGTCAATGCCGAGCCATGAGGTGACATCGGCTGCGTTAATCCATGAAACGGACGGGGTGAAAGTGACTGTGCCGGTAGCAGTTGAACGAGTAAAGTCGTCGCCTGCGTTGACATAGAGAAACTGATAGAGACGAATTACATCGGAGTCAAATTCAAGGTCGCCCTCGTCAGATACCCCGATGAACTCGAAGTCTTGTGTTGAGACGACGGTATGCGTACCAGAGAATCCGTGGCCTGCGCCTGCGATAACAACGGAGTCTCCGACTTGGATACCAGTCTCAACGAAGGTCTGAAGAATGGCGTACCCATCGAGGCGCGTATGAAACGCGAGATCGTAAGTAGCCATCGTCCAGTCCTTTTAAGAGTTCGCCTGAATTAGACGAACGCAGCCTTGATGGTGAGCGTTGGGTCAATGACCTTTGATGCCCAGTACCCACGGAACGCAATTTGGCGAGAGAGCTGCGAAGGCATCTCTACGGAAATTGCGCCCTTAGCCAATTCATACGACTCAAGCGCACGAGGGTCAAGGATGGTCATGCCAGCCGAGGTCAAGTTGCGGTCAACTACAACGCGAAGACCGAAGGCAAATGCGCCCTGTGTCGATGCGACGTTAAGTGAACCGTAAGCGTTCATCGGTCCAACCTGTGGGAACAACGGACGATCTGCGGTGTCGCTGAGTGAACCCATCAACTTCCAGACGTTGGGTGACACTGCAAGGATTGACGGAAGGTTTCCGTTTGAACCCGAAAGAATGTCTGCAGCTGCGGTGTACATCCACTCAACCCAATATGCAGGGTCTGCGATTGATGCGTTTGCAAAGTTGTTGCTGTTGGTTGTGCCAGTCTGCAACTCTGAACAAGCGAGCAGGTCTGTCCGATCTGCATATACGCGTCCCATGTCGTCCAACAATGCGCCGAGAACTTCTGGCTGTGACCAGTCCATTGAAGCCTCTGAGATTTCAACGTATCCACCTTGAATTGTCTTGGTGATTTGTACGTCTTCGATTTCAAAAGTTGAAGCAGTGATTGTCGTGTTCTGTGTTGCAGTGCCGATTGAACTGTTTGTTTTTACTACAGGGCGAATGAAGACTGCGCCTCCCTGAGGCATCGGACGAAGAATTGTGGCATCCACGAGAGGGCGCGAGCCCACAAACGAGTTGAACACATTTTGAACGATGGGGGTTGGGATGACGCCTGGAATATCAACTGTGGTGATGTCTGGAGCGGCTGCGCGAATGTTGTCGTTTAACTGTGCGAAGTCGTGACCACCGCGAACGAATGACGCAATGTATTCAGACGCTGAAGGAAGTTTGAATTCGCGTCGTGCTGAAGCGAAAATTGGTGATGTTGGGATGGCGTCGGGCGCGGAGGCTTCGACTTGGTTTTCTTGTGACATTGTTTCCTCCTGGAGACTTGTGTCGGGTTGGGGTTCGGTTGACTCTTCTTCGACCTCTGGGTCGGGTTCTGAGGCAGCGATGGAATCGATGGTCGCGTCGACAAATGCCGGTACTGCGACAACCGAGAGTTCTGACAATATGGCTGACGAGACAATCATGACGCCGCTTTTGTCGTACTTGAATTTCTTCGGGATTGCGCCGACTGAAACTGAGTCGTAAGCAGACATTTGAATCAACTCGACCACGTCATCTGCAGCCTTGCTGCGGGCAAACGTGGCACTGAAGCCGAGACCGTTGTCTAGATCAACTAGTTCGCTGACAATGCCGATTGGGCGTCCGTCGTGGTTTTCAAGAAGTCGCGCAGACTTGGCATTCAAGTCAAAGGCTCCGCGCTTGAACATGACCTTTTCGCCACCTGAAACGGTTGCGACGGTGTCCCATGGGACTGCAATGCCGGTGATGGTGCGCGGTGCATCTTCTCCAGCTGCTGCGTCAAGAGTGACGGGGACGGCGGTGAACTTAATCATGAAGGAATCTCCTCGAGGTCTGGAACTTGTGGTTCAACTAGAACATCTGACATTTCGCCAATGGCAAGAAGGTCGTCTGTGTCAAAGCAGACATAGCGTCCGCGACTGACAACGTCGTTCATGCTGAGACGAGAAGTAATGGCAGTAGCCAGCATTTGGCACCCGAAGAGCCATAGATCCTGGCGAGCCTGAGACGCATTTTGATAAGTCATTGACGCGCCAGGGGTCGGTGCCGAAACGAGGTATGCGGGTACGGAGCAAATTCGTGACAGGTCGAGTGCTTGGTATTCGCGTTGCGCTGCGTTGGTTTCTAACGGACTCTGGTCGTATTCCACGAAATTGACGTAATTATTTAAGGCCCCAATAACATTGCCTTCGCGACGAGCCTGCGCCCATTGTGCAGCGAGGTCTCCAAGTTCTTCACCGGACATTGTCTCGCCCGCTGAAGTTTGCTGCAAATAACCAGGGACGGTTTCAATTGTCGCTGCGCGGTCTGCGTACTGATCGAGGTGAGTTGCGATGCTGACCGCGCGTCGACCTGAATACATGAGACCAGTTGTCGGCGCAAGGAAGGTGATGATTTCGTTCGGGTCTAACTGGATGCCGTTAAACTCAATCTCTTTTGGCATGCCGAAGAATTGTGGGCCGACTTGATCGGGAGTTTGAATGTTGGCTGACGGTAGCCATTCAAAACTCATTGGGCGTCCGTCAGTTGCATTACGAGAAGTTACGGCCCAGAATGCTCTACCAGTCATCCAGAGGTCCGTGACCGTATTAGCCAATATGAACTGGCGCGGAACTTTTGGATCAGGATTTTCCATCCACGATTCGTTCGGCACATAAATTTCTTCGTACTCAGTACCGTTCCATTGCTTGACGTACTGGCGAAACTCGAGACCTGAGATGGTCGAGGCGAGAAGGTCTCTCGCCCGCGACACAGTCGGAAGAGCAAGGGCGATCTGCTCAAATGTTCCGCTTGACCATGCATACATCGGAGGGATGCCAGACATGCCGACTCCGGCAGCTGCTTTAACGGGCGAAGATGCAAATTCTGCAGTTGTGATTTTTCGGGAGAAGAACGCCACGACTGGAGTCTCCCACAAACTAGTTGCAAATGCAACTACCTTCCGAACGCCATTGCTGCGCGTCCAGTATTTGACGGGCGGGAAACTAGAGCTGCTGCAACGACCAGAAGTCGCGCTGCCTCGATGGGGCCAGGGGAGCGTTGACTACTGATCACGACTTGACCGTTTGCGCGGGCAAGGACGGCGCGATTGACATGAGTTGCAAGCAGTTCTTCGCCTCGGTGGTAGATGCGTTTCTCGAGAATGAGCGAGCGCGTCAGACCCGTGAATTTAAGTACCTCGGCGTAGCCGAAAATTTGACGTCGCCGTTCTAACTTCTCTGGCGTGTGAAGGTCGAGTGCCGGTGTAATTGCTAGACGCAGTTTCGGGTCGTCGTCCATTGCCTTATTGACATGCACCCACATTTCTTTAAGGGACTCAGTAGAGAACTGGACAGTAGCAATGATGTTGCCCTCTTCGGTAAGTCCGCACCTGATGCCGACGTACTTGGATGAATCGCTACTTGAGTCCACGGCGAGGACGCCTCCCGTCGGACAGTCTGATTCGGTGAACAACTTGTCCCAGACGCCAGGTTGAATCCAAGCGTCCGCCGACGAGACCCACAGATTCAAGTGGGCGCGGAGGAACGCTGCACGATCTGGAGTTTCCGCAGCTGCTTGAAGTGCCTCGAGGGTGATGGTCTGACCGAGGGCGGGGTTGGCGTAGCCCCAATTGATTTCGTCGTTCGGGTCAACTGACGGAAGACTCCATTCGGCAAAGTACAGACGAGTCTGCTTCTGTTGGTCTATCGCGCCAATCGCTGCCTCACGAAGACGCTGCATTGTCTTTGATGACTCGTCGCCTGAAGTTGACCAGGAGGAAAGGAGCGGAGACTTGACCGCAATCTGCGACGGGCGGAGCGCGTCAAAATAGACCTCTTCCGAGACATTCCAAATTTCGTCAACAACAATCAGATCGTAAGTTCCGCCGTGAAGGTTCGGGGTCGCAGCCCTGACTTCCCATGTTGACCCGTTCGGCATTTCGACTTTGTTGCGTCCGTAACTCCATGTGACATGACCTTCAAATTGTGCCTCAAGTACCGGAGCAAGTTCATTGAAGATTGCAACCGCGCGATCAAGTTTGTTGGCAACGGAAAGAACGTGCATCGGCTTTCCGCGCATCGCTGACCAGTCCGTCAGGAAGAATCCACAGAGGCTAGTGAGTGCAACGCTTTTCCCATTTTGCCGCGCACAGGAAGACATGGCCTCACGGAATACAAGGTCGCCGTTCTCATCATGAGTCAATTGACCATCCAATGCAAT